GACTGAGTTGTTGGTTCACTTGCGCTTACTAGTGGTCCGTTAGGATCAGTTGTGTTTGTACCTGATGGTTGAGGGAAACCACTACTGTTATAGTTAGTGTTTTTGTATCCGACCCAGCCAGTTGATGTATTAACCATAATATCAACTTCGTCAACTACTGAGTAGAACCAGTTAGTGTTATTGACTGGGGCCTCAGTTGGAGCACCTTCGTTAGCTGTCATTGAGAATTCTACCCAATTTGACAACACAGTAGAGTATGCGACTGCACCTTCACCACTCAGATAAACGAGTTCTGTTACGTTGCCACTGCTGACCGCATTGACAACACAAGTCAAATCATTAGCAGGAGAAGTTCCACCTAGCTGTGTACCACTAAATGTAACTTCATCGCCCACTGCATAACCACTTCCGTCGTTAACGAAGTTATCTGGGAGAATTAAGTAGTCTTGATAGTAGTTTTTTACGCCGATTTGTAGACCAGTACCCACGCCAGTTGTTGAAGTTTGTGTTGGTTGATAAGCAGTGACTACGAATGGTCCTTCCTTAACACCAGTTGTCTCGCCAATGATGAAGCCAGCTTCTTCAATCCAACCGTTGCTGATAGCAGAGCTATTAAAGTCTTCTAGAATAATGGCGCCGCCCGCAGTATGAGTAATTTGCAACGCTCCTGCATCAGTAACAGTGCAAGTAGTGTAGGGGATTCCAGCCGCTGACCAAGCAGTAACAACATCAGTTGTGGTCGCATTATCCGGGATAGTCACTGTGTAAGTTGATGACAATGTTAGTGTTCCTGGAATAGTAGTATTTACTGAAACAGTGTATGGTCCGCTAGTAAATGTTGGGTTCAATACTGAACCAGTAATAACTGTAGGACCTTCTGCAATTCTTTCCCAGTAGTAGACCGGTGCTTGTAAGTAAGAATTAGGATTTGATCCATTATAAACACTACCGTTGTTGAAGAAATATTGAGCATAAACACTTCCTGCTGGGATATTCTCGCCACCGCTAGCATCTAGTGCGGCAATTGCTGCCCAATCTGAAGAATAATAAGATACTGTCTTAGGAATCCAAGAAGAAGTAGTAGAGCTCCACTCTGAAATTGCAGAGTCTAATCCATTACCTGCTGAACCAACCTTTACCCATATTGAACCAGATGGGCGAGGAACAGTCTGTCCAGCTTGCCATAGTGGCTGCTGTGATGCAGCGCCCCAGAAAAAAGCGGGTTCGTAATTAGGTGTACTACCGGTTATTCCTAAATCAGCTAAAACTGTTCCGGTTCCGGTTGCAGTAATGAATGGACTGACCGTAGCGCCCTGCTGATTAAGCTGTGCTGAATAGATAACAAGTCTGCCGCTGATAACCTCTGCTGAAATGAATGGATAGTTAAATGCATTGATGTCTGCTGCCATAACAGCTATAGTGTTGTTTGGAGCAGATTGAACTGTAACTTCCAAAGCATATTGATCGCTGGCGTTAAGTGTCAATACATTACCGGCAGTCAATGTTGGGTTAACCTGCGAAGCTTGAATGGTTGGCCAAGAACTAGCCCAGTCCGATGATCCAATACGTACCCATTCATTTGCTGGTGTCTTATAGAAATACATTCCCGCAGTAGATGCACTTGGATAGTCGTATGTAGGAATTGCAACAATTGCATAGTCACCGATTTGTCCTACACTAGAAAGAGGAACATGACCAGAAACTTGATCAGCAGAACTGATTACAATTGGAGATTGTAATGCGAACTGACCAGTTGTCGAGTTGAATTCATAGATACCCCAAGTTGAAGTTGTAGTATCAAGCCAATACGCGCCGTTGTCTGGGTTACCAGTTGGGCGTCCTGTTTGACCTACAAGACTTGCAAGATCAATGTCTGCTCTCATGGTGAATACACGATTAGTAATACCTAGTGCAGAGTAAGCAGCAAGCAGACCGTATTCATTGAGTTCGTAACCCTGAATCGGTGTACCGTTTGAAGTTTCGTAGAAGAATGGAGTACCGTAGAGAGTGACTAGATCACGCTGGCTAGTAACCTGATAGAGCTTGCCGGCGTTAGCGGCTGTTGTGCCGACTGCTACTGCTGCTCCGGAAGGTTCAGCTTTGTTTTGTGCGGTCGCAAGCACAATAAGAGGTATTGTGTTAGTTGGGGCTGGAAGATACTGAGACTCATCGATTACTGTAACTTCTACACCTGGAGATACTAGTGCCATATTCTTTTTTCCTTTGTATGATTCTGAGGTTTACCACCTAAACCCAGAATACACTTCTCTGGGCTTGTAACTATATTTATAAAATAAATTAAAAAAGCTGGTATAGGGGGACCTTTAAAGGTAAAAATCAACTAAATAGTTGATGCCTCTACAACGACCAATCTGTAAGGAATGTAATAAGAACTATTGCGCTATAAATTATATCCGCAATGGTAAAACCTATTACCGACGCATTTGTGATAACTGCGGGAAGAAGAAAGTTAAGAAGAAGCCTATTGTGCCTAGCTGGGAAAAGGCTGGATATAAAAAGAAACCGCACTGTGACTTGTGCGGCTTCAAAAGTTTATATCCTAGTCAGATGACTGTCTTTCATATCGACGGCAATCTGACTAATGTAGCTTTCAATAATCTAAGAACCATTTGCCTTAACTGTATCGAAGTAGTTAAGAAGAAGGAAGTGACTTGGAAGAGGGGCGACTTAACGGTTGATTATTGATTCCATCTGCTTGTGTAGATGGTCAATCATTCCGTTATTGTCAATGTGGTAATCGTAGTCTAGCCCAACACTGCTATATTCGCTAGCATGAACATTATGATTCTGTTCTAGCAGGTCTTTAAGATATGTTTTATCTTTGTCATTATCCGCTTCATTATGCAATTCTGCTATTACAAGCCAATCAGGGTCCTCACCGCGATGAGTTCTAAGAGTGATACCTCCTGCATTCTTGATAGCAGTTACTTCATTAGCAAAGCGGCAATCAGTGATTACGATATCATCCTTGATACCCTGCAAGCGATTTTCAACGCTTGCTACCCAAATATCATTATGAAAGTTCTTGCGGGCAACATCTGTTCCCCATTGCTGTAGTACCCAGCGGGGAGTCAGATTGGGGATGCCCAATCGTTCTGCCCACCAAGTGTCAACTTCTTCTCGCCATTCACGGCTAGCCTTAGTTGAACCTTCAAGAAGTTCGCGGTCCCAGTTAAAGATAACTGCAACAGCATCCTTAAGTGTACCAGCAAAGCTCATACGCTTGAAGCCGTGAAATGTGCAAAGATAGTCAGCGGCCGTATCTTTGCCGCTACCGATGAGTCCTGTTATTCCTATGATCATTCTTATACTATAACATAAGAAGTGAGTGTTGTCAAGCCTTAACCTTGTACCCAAGTGAGAGGCTGTGAATAATCTACGTAGGCTTTCAATTCCATTATCAATCGCTCTTGGTCTGCTTTGGATTCAGCCTTCATAGCAGCACCATTCAGTGACGTTCCGCCACCAGGACCTGCAATTGATTGAAACTTCTCACGAGCTTCACCAATGATGCCTTTAAGCACTGCTAGGATATAGTCGCCAATCCAAACCCCTGCGCCAGGATCCTGTAGCAATTCTAGTTCAGGACGCTGTACATCTGCCCAAATAAGAATGCGTTCGCCGGTTCCTTTGAAGTCTCTAGTGACCTTTAGCAACTTACTAACCGGGTTAAAGGTATATGTAAGATAACCACCAAACATACGTGCTGTAAGTTCTACGTAGCCTGCATAAAAATCGTATGTAGCAAGACCACCGGTATAGTTATAATTCAGTAGATAGGTATTGAGAATTGCACTTGAGAACGGGTCAAATGACGTTGAACTTGGACCTGTCTCAAGCCCTACTGTGCGTCTGAACAGGGATCTTACGTTGATGAATTCGCTGGGCAACGTGTATTCATACACGTTCTTCTGTACGGTGAAGAGAGTGTAGGATTCGATGTTAGCGTTTTGCGCTCTTTGGCGGTAAAGCTTGATAGCGTAGTTATATGCTGCTTCGTAGTGCTGAGGATCTAATTCTAGATCAACAATGTCGCCGCCCATACGTAGACGAAGGTTCTCAAAGAGTCCTTGCTTATACTCAATTAAGTCTTGATTATTTGGTGTCGCTAAAAGGTCTGCTGCCATGTTCGTTTCCTGTTATACTTTATTTATCAGGAAACTCTTTACCTCTCTTTTCAGCAAGCGCCTGCAATTTAGCCAATCGTTCAGTTATCATATTACGAAAACATTCAAGTTCAACCCTTGTAGATTGGTTCAATAGTAGGCTGAATTCCGTGCCGCGCTTTTCTTTCAGCTTTTCTTTCTTAGTATTGCGGTTTGCTCGCCGGTTAATTATTTTGGCAGAGTACACAACCTTGCCATCAGGTTGAACAATTACCTCTTCGGGTTCAGTGCTTACCTCTTCGGGTTCAACGACTGTATTGATAGCTACAGTCTCTTCCAAAGGTTCAGTTTTCACCTCGTATACCGGAATTAGGTGTGGTTTTTCGGCAAGTAGTTTCAAAAACAAACTGTTATTTTTTATGCGGATTAAATCAGCAATGTGTGCAGATTTTTTATTTAAATCAATGTTGTTAATCTGCATAATAGTACACTTATCCCCATACATCAGCATTTTTTTCTTTAAATTTGAATTGTATGTTTCAGTAAGATTTACTTGTTTAGGGTCAAACCATGCTACGAGTACTGATGCGTCCATGTACCGTTCAAGTGAGGGGAAACCTTCAGGAGGAATAAGGGATTTTTGAATAATCCATTGCTTGCGGTCGCGGCTCCATCTTGCTCCTGCACTTTTAGCTCTAGCCCTACCTGTCATATCAGCATAGGGAATAGTTAATACTATGTCTTGAGAAGCGAACAAATATGACTTCTTGGGCAAATACTGTTCGTACACGCATTCTATCCAAAGGTCATAATCCGGTAGATAAAAATCACACCGGTGCTTTGAGTCTTCGGAATACAATTTCTGTCGTTCGTATTCTATT